TCATTTGATTCTTGCCATCCATTCTTTGCATGCATCTACGTTTTCTCGCAATGTGAGATAACCGTAAATCTGTCGGTTGTCTAGGTACTGCTGGATCCCAAGGTTGCGTAGGTTCCGAGAGAAGATCACATACTCGTAATCCTCTGTGCCATCTTGGTAAAGAACCTTGTCTAGCACTTCATTGCGTACTAGATAGGTGCAATGGACTACATCCACCGGCAATATGCCGCGTGTAACGCCATTGAGGATAGCAAAGTATTCTTCGCTATCTTGATAGTAGCCATTAGGCGTACATGGGTGATGGAAGTTGCTGTATCCAAGCTGCTCGCTATCTGCACTACGCAAGATAGGCGCGACTACTCCCCGGCCAGTTTCCACCAAGGTACGCAGCGTGGTTGGGAGAATGTAGTTGTCCACGTCGCAGACAAAGTAATGGCAATTCCAAAACTTAGCCATGGCAATACCTTCTTCGCGCAAGCGACCAAGAACCGAGAAGCGTTCTGCGTTCCATTCATGGATCCCAAATCGCTGCACTTGTTCCTCAACGTCGCTATCGTCAACTTCGATGTGCCGCCAATCGTAGGCCCATGAGTCATCATCTTGACGCTCGTAGAGCGTTTCCTGATCGCTTACCCATTGCCGAATAATGCGCCCAGTATCGTCGTTGTTATTATTGGTGCGAAAATAAAGCATGACCTTGTCGCGTGGGTAATCGAGCTTGTCGAGATTCTGCTCAAGCCAGTAGGGCAAAGTCTTCTCTTTATCCTTAGCCAATATATGTATCAATACAATCGGCAATTCCCAATCTTGCATCAGTACCACCCTTTCCGCTTCTCATGGCGCAAGGCCATGCAACTATTGTTTTTCCAATGGAGCTTGATATAAAGCAAACCCCATCGTATCTGAGTCTGATAATTCTTGCGCCAATCGGTGCCGAATTGATCCATCTTGCTAGCCGGTAAGGCTTGCGCTATGCCATAGGCGCGACCTTGCGTGGTCTTATCGCCTACGGCGTTGACTCGCCAATTGCTTTCCATGGTCCATAGCTGATCAAGGCAACGCCATTGCTGAACGGTGCCGCCTTGTTGCATGTAGAGAGCCTTGGCGTAATCTTTGGGAGATGCTACGCGCTCTGCTGCAAGTCCGGGTCTGTCTGTTGTGTATAGCGCACAGGTGGCAACCAGAAAAGCATAGGTGGTGGCGTGTAGCCAGCGGTTGGTTCTGGGATAGGTGGGCATGGTAATCCTCTCTTTAACATCTCTTTACGCAAATTGGTGTGAAATGGAATGGCAAGATCGGTTTTCCTGCCATCGAGCTTTAAGCGTTCATAGCCAAAGGTGCCGCCAAATATGCCATGCATCTCTTGATTATCGACGGCAAATTGCAGACACTTCTGCTGAATAGGGCATGACTTGCACATGGTAAGAGCGATAGCGGTCTTGCCTATCATCTCTTGGCCTTGCTCGGTGTTAAATGCGTTACCGCGCATAAGCACTGGGAAGAATATCTCTGGGTCCGTTTCAGTACATGCCGGTTGCTGATCTACGTCGAAATACATTACTTGTCGCTCGCTTCTTTGATCATGTTGCGTAGTACGCGCAGATCGTGATTCTCAAGCCTACCGAGAGCGATATTTCGGTCTTCTAAGTCGGTGACGAATTTTAAAATCTCTTCAACAGCTCTATTCCATCCAAGGCCAAAACCCTCTGAATGTGCAAAGTCAATTTCATCGCTAGTTACAACCGCCTTGGGTGCCGGTAATGTGCCACCGGTAATGCCATCAATCACGCGGCTAATATGCGCGTTTAATTCTTCATGTAAATTGCTCATGTATTTTTCCTGTCTGATAGTAGTTTGATTGCTGAGCTACGTCGGCAAGGCCGGCGCTCCCCCACCGCCTTGGGTGGCGGTAGAGGCAGGCTAGTAGATCGGGGCGGGATAGTCAATAACCGCCAGCGCACTCGGCGCGAGTGTGTCTAAGTCTGAGACGCTTAGCCTCGCGCAGGGTTGGTGTGTATATGAACCAAGAGCAAGAGCCAGACCCACAAGTGGTGAGCCACTCTTGCCCTTGGTAGTCATAGCGATAACAGCTTCTCTTTATGCAATCACCTCATCTCTATGCTGTCTAACAAGATACTGGGCAACCGTGAGAGCGTTAGTGCGCGTGTTAAAGGTAACTTCATACCTTCCCTGCTTCAATATGTCCCACTCGCCGTCGATATTTTGCTGTATCTCGTACATATTGCCCAGACCGTCACAGCCGACGCACTCTCTTCTCATGCTGTCACTTCTGTACTGTAATTCATTAGTAGCACCTGCAATCGTCGACTGGGTAGAGACAGTCACCACATACAGGCGCGGAAGTGACTGTGAAGTGTGCGCCCATAGGCTCGTCATGTGACCAGCGTGTGACCGTGAGGCTATTGCCAGCGAATGTAAAGAGCAAGCGAGCGTCACCGACATGGAGAAGCGTGTCTAATAGTTCGCGCCTAGAGGCTGAGATTACTTTATAGCCTGAGCGAGCCTGCCAGCCCATTCTTGAACCGTCTAGGCGTAAGAATGAAGGGTTGCCAGCCAGTGGCAACCATGCTTCTAGTGCTTCATCAAGCCAGTCAATCTTGTATTCCCAGCATGCCCCGTCACAGTAACCAACCTCTCGCGTCTGGGTCTGGCAATTGTCACAGGCAAGAGATTCCGTACCTAACCCGCATGCGTCACAGTACCGGCACTCACACGAGCTATCTAATTCTATTTTTACAGCTTCAAGAGTAGTCATCTTAGTATTCTCCCTCTTGTATGTTGATCATCTCTTGCGCATAACGCCAGAGAGCGCTGTCTTCATCTGTGATCACTTCTGTCGCTGTATCGAACCAGTCGGAGAAGCGATAAGTGATTCTGTATATCTCAGACCCTCTATGAGTCACCTCGATATAACTGGCAGGGCCACCCCAAGAGAGGGTAAAGATCGTCTCCTGTCGTGTATCAGCGCCCAGCGCATATTCATAGAGCGAGCTGTGAGCCTCGTCTATCTCTTCTGTGTTGCTGAGATTGCCGTCAAGTACGTCATAGATCTGCTTTAGATCTTCTTCTGTACTGGCTAAGCTGTCTGCTATGCGCTCAGCGCATGTCTTCTCTTTCATTGTATCCATGTGAGATTCCTGTCTCTAGTTGTCTGACTTGCTAGGCTCATCAGTTGGCGCAATACGCCAAGACACCCCCGCAGGGGTGTTTCGCCTTGTTATGCTGAAAGTTGCACCCCCTGCTGGTCATACTCACTGGCGCAATTCATGCAGACTACTACGCCGCAATTGCAAGATTCAGTTTCACTTAGATCATCCAATAATTCTAGCCAACTTTCGCCGCATGCCTTGCAGGTCACTTGTTCGCCTGCCACTTCAGAAGAGTGCAGACATGCCCGTCAATTGTCTGGTGGCAATTGCCATAAACTGGGCTGTGTGTGGCGCGAAACGCGCCAGCTATGATAACCAGCGATAAAAATACAACAGCAATAAACTTAGACATGACCTATATTCCTCTCGTGTTCACGTAATGATCGCGCGTAGCGATTATATCTTGGATGAGTGCTAAGCACTCTTGATCTGTAATGTGTCCCCCGTCAATCTCCCATATTTCATGAATAAGGTCAAGTGTGACCCCATTCACAGCCTCGTCACGCTCGTCAATATACTGGGAGAAGCTCGCGTCACTGGCGATAATTGCTTCTAATTCTTGAAGTGTTAGCATGCTAGAGCCTCGCTTAAATAGTTGACCTGAGCGATAATCTGATCTGGTGAGCCATAAGCTGTGAGGAATATCCCCGCCCGCTTGTATTCCTTGATTAGGCGCTTGATCTGAGCTTCTGAGAGTTGGGCTTGTGCATACACAAGCCCAGTCTGATCTGCAAGGATAGTCTGAGTCTTCAATACCTTGGCCATGTTATTCCTCTTCACATTCGCATAGATGACCACAAGTGAAGCAGACATAAAGACCGCCCATGTGGGTATGGTAGCCATATTTTGGCGCTTGTCCTAGTTGCTTGGAATAGTAGCGGCCTTCTGAGTCTTGCTGAGTCGCGCCATATACTTCACGAGCTGATTCAAGGGTGAGGCTGTCTTGTGCCATGTTATGCCACTTCCAAGCCACAGGCGAGACGAATACAAGTCTGGCAATCTGAACCGTTAAACTCTAGGTCATCGAGACGCTCACGAGCTTCCGTCATCTCGCCAGAAGTGACAAGATCGTCAATTTCGCGTATGCAAGTCTCACACATGTCAATTGGATAAATTAAGTCATTCTTCATGATATTCCCTGTCTGTCTGGTGGGCTTGTGCCCACAAGAGAATTAGATCATGGCTTGTGTATAGCGTGTCAAGCATATTCTGAGCGTGTGACTGGTCATAGTTTATAGTCAATGGCGAGCCAGTTCAGCCCCAGATCAGAGCTTCAATCTTGCCCAGTTGGCCTAGATAGCGCCCCCGATTCTGGCTTGTCAGGGCTGAATAGTGCTAGATAGACAGTCACCCCACAACCCCACCAACTCTCACCAATTCCCCGAATATCGACAATTAATCCAAGAATACTTCACAAGAACAGGGGATAAATAGCCAGCCTCGCCTTGAATATCGTGTCGCCTTGGTGCTTACTTCGACAAACTACCCGCAAGTAACTTGAATAAATGCTGAGAACAACTTGAGCATCGACTGGGGGGGTTTTTAACAAAGGGGTTATTAGTTATTACTATCACCCCAATGATTTTTTCTAAATATAGGCCAGCTACAAAAATTCTTTTTTTAAAGTAGGCGTAAAATACTGGCTTTATGTATTGTGACTAATATCACACACCTCAAGGCGGGACAAAAGGCAAATTTCCCACCTTATACAATATAGAGGGGTTTGTGAGGCGCAGTGGCAAACCCCGACAGTACGGACGCTTCCAGCGTCCTTCCGATGGCCGAAGGTTCTACCGAAGGCCAGCGCTCCGGGCGTAGCCCTTCGCTTTAAGGGTTGGCGGCGTTACACGCCACCCATAGGTTATTTCCCAATGGGAACCATAGGCACCGCCCCAAGGGCGGCGCAGAATTTAAGGTGGGTGAATTGTATGGCTAAGCCATCGGCTAATAAATACAAGATCGCACCAGATAGCAAAGTGCCTGCTCCGCAGGCCAAGCAAACGATCTTAGAAATGATCACCAAAGGCTATTCCATCGCGGACGCAGTCCGCGCGACTGGAAAGTCAATTAAGTCCTACGAGTACTATCGCGCCTCTGACGCTCAGTTTAAAGAGGCGGTGGACTTAGCTCGGGCAGTCCAGCGCCGAGATGGGGTTATCAGCGAAGAGGATGCTTCGATCAGCTTCGAGGATTTTCGAGCCAAGTACCTCAACTCCCAGACCTTTGATCATCAACGTAACATTATCTCGATGCTTGAAGAGGGTAAGCCTGCTTGGATTCACCCAAGCATGCGGTACGAAGAGGGCTTTCCAAATTACGTGCTGGTGAACATGCCACCGGAACATGCCAAGTCCATGACGGTCAGCATTGACTACATCACCTATCGGATCTGTATCGATCCGAACATCCGTATCAAGATCGTGTCTAAGACCTTGACCATGGCAAAGGACTTTCTTTACGCGGTGAAGCAGCGGCTTACTCAGCCCGCTTACGCGGAACTTCAGCGGCGTTATGCCCCAGCGGATGGCTACAAAGAAGCATCGGACAAGTGGACGCAGGATGCGATCTACCTTGAACGCGACTCGGGCGAAAAAGACCCTACCCTGCAAGCCTTGGGTATCGGCGGCCAGATTTACGGTGCTCGCGCAGACTTGATCGTTCTTGATGACTGCGTGACCTTGTCCAACTCAAATGAGTACGAGAAGCAGATCCGATGGATCCAGCAGGAAGTGCTTACCCGTGTCGGTCCAACGGGAAAGATTTTAGTTGTTGGCACCCGCGTAGATCCTATTGATCTATATCGCGAGATGCGTAACCCTGATCGCTACCCAGATGGCAAGTCCCCTTGGACATATCTGGCTATGCCAGCGGTTCTTGACTTTGCCGATGATCCAAAGGACTGGAAAACCCTCTGGCCCCGCTCAGACAAGCCTTGGCTTGGAGATGACGCGAATATAGGCGAGGACGGATTGTACCCACGCTGGGACGGTCCCAACCTTCGTAAGCGCCGCGGTGTGCTTGACCCAAAGACATGGGCGATGGTTTATCAACAGCAGGATGTGGACAGCGAGGCTGTCTTCGCACCCGAGGCTGTTCGCGGTTCGGTATCAGGCATGAGAGCCATTGGCCCTCTTAGCCCCGGCTCTCCCGGTCATCCAAAGACCTTGGGTGGCAATTACACCATCTGCTCAATGGACCCAGCCATGTCGGGCGATACGTTCTCGATTGCCTATGCTGGCGATATTACAACTCAAAAGCGTTATGTCCTAGAGGCAAGCCGTATGCCCGCTCCTACGCCACAGCGTATTCGCGAGCTGATCTTTGAGTGGACTGAGAAGTACAAGCCATCAGTTTGGGTTATTGAGAAGAACGCATTTCAGTTGTTCTTGACAATGGACGAAGAGATTAACCGCTACCTTGCTTCACGCGGTATTCGTTTGGTTCAGCACTATACCGGTGCCAACAAGATGGATGCAGAATTTGGCGTAGCCTCAATGGCTCCGCTATTTGGAACAATTGACAAGCTCGGCAGCCACATGGGTAACAACCTTATTGACTTGCCACGCAGCGACAATGAAGGCGTTAAGTCGCTCATCGAGCAATTGATCACTTGGTCCGCTGGTACCAAAAATAAGCAGGATGGTTGCATGGCGCTCTGGTTTGCAGAAACTCAGATGCGCGATTACATCAACCAGTCAGGAGCCTATGGCGGCTCCTTTATTAAAAACCCATTCCAAACACGCGATCAAATATCGCGTCGTAGGGTTATCAACATTGAAGACTATCAACGCGAAAAAGAAAAATTAGCGGCTAACGGGGGTTACCTATAGTGCTTGAGATTGATGTAATTTCGGACAAGCTCCGAAAGTTACGTGCGCACTACTTCACACGTGATTCACGTTATGACGATCTATTGGCGATCCGTCAGGGCAAGATCGATCAGGTCTTCCCGGGTATGTTCTCAGAGGACTATCCAAAGCCTATGATCGCAAACTTTATCGACGTTGCTGCACGTGACGTTGCCGAAGTTATCGCTCCGCTCCCTGCTTTCAATTGCATGACCACCAACACCACATCAGACCTTTCTCGCAAGCGGGCTGATAAGCGCACCATGATTGCTGCTGGTTATCGCGACACAGCCAACTTGCAGACCATGATGTACACCGGTGCTGATCGCTACCTCACCTTTGGCTGGCTCCCATTCCTCATTGAAGCGGATTACGAGAACAAGCGCCCAATGATTCGCATCGATTCTCCTATCGGTGCCTACCCAGAGTTTGACAGATTCAACCGCCTTGTTTCATATTCAAAGCGTTACGTCAAGACTGTACGCGAATTGATCAATGACTTTCCTGAGCATGAAAATGTTATCCGCGGTCAGTTTGAGAACCGCAACTCTGAGCGCATCCTTGAGATGTATCGCTATCAGGATAAAGAACAACTAGTCTTATTCTTGCCTGAGCGCAACAACTTTGTCCTTTCACGTGTAATGAACGAGCTTGGCGAAATTCCAGTAGCCATTGCCCTTCGTCCCGGCGTTGACTCAGATGAGCATCAGCGTGGTCAGTTTGATGACATTATGTGGGTACAGGTTGCTCGCTCACGCTTTGCTTCTCTTGCCCTTGAGGCAGCACAGAAGGCAGTGCAGGCACCATTTGCTTTGCCATCAGATGTTAACGTTCTTGAGATTGGTCCAGATGCGACTATTCGCTCTGCTAATCCACAGCAGATCCGTCGTGTCGATCTTAACGTTCCACCGGGAATTTTCCAAGAGAATGAAATTCTCGATCAGGAAATGCGTACTGGCTCACGTTATCCAGAAGGCCGACTTGGTCAGCAGTCTGGTTCTATCGTCACTGGTCGTGGCGTTGAAGCGCTCATGGGTGGCTTTGATACACAGGTCAAGACAGCACAAGGCGTATTCGCAGAAACATTTAAAGAAGTTATACGTCTATGCTTTAAGATGGACGAGAAACTCTTTGGCGATGTAACCAAGGAAGTACGCGGCATTAACGCCGGTGCTCCATATCAGATCACATACAAGCCAGCAGATGACATTCGTGGAGATTACTCTTGCGATGTTACCTACGGCATGATGGCTGGTCTTGATCCAAACCGCGCATTGGTATTCGGATTACAGGCACGTGGCGATAAGTTAATCTCACGCGACTTTCTCCGCCGTCAAATGCCTTGGGAACTTAACGTTACCCAAGAAGAAGAACGTGTTGAAGTTGAAGAGCTACGCGACAGCCTTATGGCTGCCGTTGCTTCGTATGCAAACGCATTACCGCAAATCGCAATGCAAGGCGGTGACCCATCTAAGGTCATCAACGCCATTGCTCAGGTGATTCAAGGCCGTCAAAAAGGCGATCCTATTGAAGAGATTGTCATGCAAGCATTTGCTCCTGCACCAGCACCACAGGCACCACAACAGCCTGCTGGTATGCCGGGAGCAGAGCAAGGACAGCCAACACCCGGAGCACAGCCGGGGCAACCACCAATGGCACAAGGCGCGCCGCAAGGCCAAGGTGGCAATGCTTTGCAAAGCCTGTTAGCAGGCCTTTCGTCTTCTGGTAACCCGCAGTTAGCTGCATCGGTTAGCAGACGCTCACCCGCCTAACGTTACGAGTGAGAAAACCAATTCCCTATAGGAGATAAAAAATGGCAGTATTCAAATCAAATCTACAGTCACCACCAGTTAAGGTGGCAATGCAGGGTGGAATGGGATCATCTGAGGCTACAACTCAGAAGACCGGCATCCAAGATGCACCATCAGCAAAGTCAACTGGCAAGTCAGACATTAAGTTCACAGTCCAGCCATCTGGCACACGCGGCTCTGGCACAACTGCTGGAAAGCCACGCGCTTAATCAATGTATGACGAAGAGAGCGATAACGCCAATCAGGTGTTATCCGTCTGGGATGTTGTCGCTCTCTTTGCACATTTGTTAAAAGATTTATTTGTAAGTTTTGCAAAGTTTTTTGATGTATTGAGCAATATGTTTCTACATCAAGCAAATGTCGCGGAAGAGCAAAAACTCTTTCACGATGATGTTGTCCGAACCATTGAAACAATTATAGAGGGTGAGTGATTATGGCAGGCAAAGGCGGCTATCAAGCTCCAGCACGTCCCGCTGTTCAATCAGGCCCCGGGGCTTTAAGCCAACGCACCGATGGCGGACCTGCATCAAAGCAAGCAATGCGTTACATCTCTGGCATGCCTAATTACGGCGATGGTCAGGACATGATGCAGATCCAAGGCGGCGCTCCTATGGCAGCATCGCCTTCCCCAACGCCCGTATCTGCTGCACAAATGGCGCAGAACGCGCAACAACAGCAACAACCACAACAGCCAGTCACACCATTGACTGCTCCAACTGCCCGCCCTAATGAGCCAGTCACAGCAGGTGCTGCAACTGGCGCTGGTCCGGGCATGAGTGTTCTCGGTATTCAGCCGGGTCAAACGGTTCCTGCTGGTCAGTCAGCAAAGCAAGTAGTACAAACATTGGCGATGCACCCAGATGCTTCACCGGAATTGCAGCAATTAGCAAGCATTTTGGGGAAGTAATTTATGGCCGCAAACGATCCTAACTCAACTACGCCGCCTAACGTTGATCTTGCAAATCAAATTTCAAAGTCGTACCCACGTGCTGATGCAGCCGTTAAGGGTGCCGCTATCGCAAGCAACAACCCAGATACTGCTAATACAGTAGGAGCGGTTGGTTCAGTAACCCCAATGGGGCAAGCTCTTGATGAGCATTTAAAAACTTACAATTCTCAGGGTTGGTTCCAAAGCATCCTGACAGATACAAAAGATGTTGCCAATTCTGTCATCGGCACTATCGGTAAAATCCCAGTCTTGGGTACTATTGCAAAGTGGGCTAGTAAGCCATTGCAAGAAGTGCAGAATGATTACAAGTTCATCCACGCTCTATGGGCTGACCATGGTGCAGGTGCTGGCATGATTGGTACGCTTGGCGTACTTGCTGGCGCAGCAATTGGTGGTTTGGCCGCCGGCCCAGCAGGGTTGGTTGAAGGAGCAAGCGCAGGCGCTGCTCTAGGCGGAATGGCCACAAGAAACATTCTTGGTCGTGTCATTCCTGCATATAACGATTCTTTTAAAAAGTCTTCTGATCCAAAGTACAACGTGTCTTTTGGACGCGACATTGCCCACGGTCTTTCACAGGTTCCCGGCTTTGGCGTTTTAGCAGATACAAGCAAGGGCTTTGGTCAAATCGTATCTGGTATTGCTGATGCTTCTTTTGACTTAACCGCTGATCCACTTGCTCGCGTAGGAAATATCTACGGCAAGGTCAAGGGCGGAGATTATTTAGCTGAGGCTAAGACAATCGATGAAACTGGCAAAAGCGTTACCATGCGTGATGAAAATGGCAATGCCATTATCAAGGCAACTCTTCCAATTGCTTCTCGTTTCCCTCAAATTGAAAACTTCCTCAAGGCTGTTGCTCCTACAGTTCAAACAAGCGATGAACTTCTTACCGCATACAACACGCCATTTAACTGGCAGTTTAGAAATGCCGTTAAGGACATAGCAAAGACCAAAGATGCAGTGACGCTTCAAGTGCGTTATGGCAACATGACAACTCCATTGGCTAATGCTTTAGCAAATGCGACAACTGAAAAAGAAGTTTTAAATATCTTTGGTCAGTCAATGTTCTCGCATGAGTTTGCTCAAGCAGCAACCCCTACTGGTTCTTTAGTTCTCCCAACTCGCACACTTGGCAAAATGTTCAGTGGCAAGGTTGGCGCTGAGAAGATCATGCAAAAGTATGGCACCAATCTCAATGAAGAAAAGAATTTTCTGCTTCCTAAAAAGCAGTACCTTACAGAGCCAGAGATGGAACCTGTTAAGGATGAGAACGGCGTAATTGTCAAAAACGCCGATGGCACAACCCAGATGCAGCAAGCAACTAATGCTTTTGGGCAGCCAGCAGTGCAGATCCAAAAAGATCCTATCACTGGCGAGGCTCTGTATAAGATTAACAAGCCTATCTGGGCAAGCAACCCAAAGCAACTCCCAGAAAATGTAATGAACGCTTTAGCTGCCAAGGTGCGTACATTCACCGGCACAAGAGCTTTGTCAATGAATCAAGATTTGATGAAGCAATCTACAGATCAGATCGATTTTCGTGATCCAAATGCCGGCATAACTGTTTACAACATGCTCAACTATGCGTTGCCATCTAGCGTTGCCAAGGAATACGCAACTAAGATTATGACGCTTACCGATGACAACGAGCGTCGTGCTTTGCTACGCGCAGGCTATTATGAGGTTCTTAAAGCAGCGGGTCTTCCAGCCGAAGGCAGCATGCTCAACAAGATTTTATCTCAAGGCCACCGCGCAGTCTTTGGTAATGAAGTTACCAATGGCGTATATGGATTTGATGATGGCCTGCCACTTGGCAACATGAAGGCTGCCGATGGCAGCAACATCAACGCCGCTCTTGACCCATCTCAGCGTTACCTTGGATCAATGCTTGACTTAAAGCAACTCCACACACAGATGCGCGCTGCTAAGGCATACGGTATTCTTTACAACCACGCCGATGACTTTTTTACACATTACACCAATAAAATTTTTGCACCGCTAACCCTGCTTTCAACTGGCTTTGGTTTTCGTGTATCTGGCGCAGAGGCGCTACATCAAGTCATCCGCAAAGGATTTGGTTCTTATCTAGCGAATATCATCGAAGATGCTGCTGGTCGCTACGGCTATCAAAAGTTGCTCAAGGGTGAAGCAAGTAAGACTGCCGACGCACTTGCTCAAAGTCTCACTCCCGAAGAGTGGGCGAAGATCGATCAGAAGAACGACATTCTTACCGAGAACGCAGTCACAAAAGACTTGGCTACTCGCGAAAAAAATTACAAGGACCTTTACAACGCTGCCTCAAAAGCAATTGGCAGCAAGGCTGCTTACAATAGCGCCATCCAAGAAGCAATGGATCTTAAAGCTCGCATCCATCCACTAGGTTGGGCGGCAGATCAGTTTGCTACAAGCAAGATCATGCCTTACTCGGTTCGCCAGAAGGCGATCAATATGCTCCGCTTCCACCTCTCAGTAGGTAGCGAAGGCTTGCCAGATGGCATTGCAGCCGATCATGGAGCATCTGCCCTTTCGGCAGCTCGTCAAAATGTTGACTGGCTTTCACAGGGATTTGGTCACAGCAAAAAGCCGGGAGAAGAACTTGCTGGCTTGACCGAGATGGATCCTCATTACAACATGTACTGGGCGCAAAATCTCTCAAAGTTAGCCCAAAGCGAATTTCATCGTGACATTGCAGCCGACTATCTCAGCATCAAAAAGCAATTCCCAGATATGTCTTCTGAGGATATTTGGAACAACGTAACTTCTGCGCACATGCAGCGCATCAAGAATGTTGAAAATTACGGTCAGTACCGTGGCAACATGGACGGCTTGGCTTTGGCCACACCAGAGTCATTTGCTAGCGCACAGGTTGCTCAGATGCGTGGCGTTGTTAAGGGTGCAGATAAAACTATCCACGAAGACCTTTTGCAGAATGTTGCCAATGGCAAGAACACAATGGCTACCGATCTTTCCAAGATTGATACTGCTTCAAAGCCAATTATGATCTTGGGCCGTCGAGCACGGCCAACAATCGACAACGCTTTACAGCGCGCAGAAGAAGTGGGTTACCGCACATTCGTTAACCCAGTTATGGACTTTATCTCACGTCAGCCACTCTTTGCTCACTTCTTTAACGAAGCAATGCGCGATGCTGACACAATGAAAGCCAAGGGCTTGCTAGACGAGGATCAGGCTGTACGCCTAGCTGCGTTACGTGGCACAGAGCGTATGCTCCCAACTATTCACAACCCTGCCCTACGTTCACAGTTTGCGGTTCTGCACCGTAACTTGCTTCCGTTCTACTTTGCTCAGGAACAAGCAATGAAGCGTGTTGGTCGCTTGGTCATATCTGACCCACAGGCTTTCAGAGATTTTCAGATGATCCATCAGGGTCTAAACAATCCGGGCTTTGTTCACACCGATGCTAACGGCAACAAATACATTGTTTACCCATTAGCCGGCGAATTTGGTAACTCTCTTGGCCGTGGTCTTAGCGCACTTGGCTTGCAGTCCTTTGCCGGTCTTCCAACATCAGTAACTGGCAATACATCGTCGCTTAACACGGTCTTGCCAGAAATTAAAATGCCGGGAACCTCTACCTTTGGCAACATTGCTCTTGAGCAATTGGCTAAGAAATTCCCAGTTCTTATGGGTCTTTCAGACTTAGCCAGCGGTGGCTATCCGCCAACTACTCTTAAAGAAGCGTTGCTTCCTAATACATCCATTCGTAACATCTTTGATGCTATGACCATGGATCAGACCCAGACAAACGTTATTAACTCAATCAACTCTGCTATTGCAGCCGCTTATTACCATGGCGATTTGCCAGACAATTTCACGGCATTGCCTGCCGCAACGCAGCAGCAGTTGATGGATCGCGTTGAAAACAATGCTCGATCAAACCTTATCGTTAAGGGCTTGCTATCGTTCTTCTTGCCTATCTCGCCAAATGTTACCAATGATTATTACACTAAGGATCTTCAAAGTTTCCGTTCAGAATACTTAAACCTTCTTAATGCAAAAAACCCAAATACTGGTAACAAGTACACTCTTGCAGAAGCGCTTGCTAAGTTCCAAGCAGAACATGGATCAAAGGCTGTTTCCTACACTGTTGGTTCAACCAACGATTTGATGAATGGCGCAAATCCAGCACTCTCTGCCGCTACTGAGTCTTGGCTCAATAATAATAAAAACATTTGGCTTGATCCAAAGTTTGGTGCTGCGGCTGGTTATCTTATGCCACAGGGAACCTCTGGCGGTAACGTGTCCAAAATAGAAAATCGCATGTTGCAACTTGGCCTGCGTTCTCGCAAAACTCCACAGGAGTTTATGAACGCTGTCTATGTTGCCAGCGGTTGGTCAGATGTAAACGATGTATATCAGGGCTACTTGCAGTATGTAAAGCAAGCCCGTGAGTCTGGCAACACAATGGCTGTCACCCAAGCAACTAATGCTTGGAACGCATATTCTCAGAGTTACGCTGCTACAAACCCAACATGGTTTGAAGATTACAGCAGCATCTCCCGCGTGGTCAACGCCGATAAAGCCCTTGCAGGCTTTGAGGCTTTGCAGAAGGCTGGCAAAATGCCAACCGATGCACAGGGTCAAGGTATTGCAACCTTGCTTAACGACTATCAGGCTTTCAAGCCTATGCTTGCAGCGACAGTGGTAAACAACAAGAATACTGCGCAACATTCAACTTTGCTGAACGCTTGGAACGCATACCTTGATGCAACGGCAGCAGAAAATCCAAATCTTGTTAATGTTATTAACGGAGTGTTTAGAAGGGTAACGGCGAAGCTATAATGGCCACAGGTACAAGCTCACAAGGCGCAGCAGCAATGCCACAGACAAGCGATCAGTTAAAAGCATTTATTGCAGCAATGAACCAAGGCGGAACGGGAACTAATGCTTTCCAGTACCAGCCTAAAACCACAACGATCACCGATCTTACCCAAACTTCTCAACCAGATATTACTTCCATTATCAATGGAACAATGCAGCAGTTGCTTGGTCGCAACGCAACAGCAGACGAAATTAAGAATTATGGGGCTGAGTTGTTGGCTGCTGAGCGCGCCAATACAGGTCAATATAGCGCTCAGTTGCAATACTCAAGCCAGACCGGAAAGCCTTTAGTTTCCACTGGAACGCAACTTGTTGCGGGCGTTAACCCAGCAGATTTTATAGCCAATATCATTCGTGGCACTGGCGAAGCGAAACAATACAACATTATGAATACTTACATGGGTGCTCTTCAAAACCTAGCGGATCAATTCAAGGG